AGGCATTTCTTTCAAGGGGTAAACTGCCACTTTAGACCTCTTTTAAGATTTGCCTTTTTATATGTCAGGCGTGACAGGTCAAGGCAAGACATTCAGGTGTGCATGGGTTCAAATCCCAGCTTGCTACTACGGTCAAAATAAAATCCTCATTGATGAATTGACCGGCCATCAATGAGGATATGTTTAATTCAGGTTTTACAGCGTATGAACAAAGAAACCATAAATGAATCCCAATTCATACGGTACAAAGATAAGCAAATTTCTTATTGTACCTACAATGGCAGGATATATATTTCTTGCAAGGGGCTTAATTCTGATGTCGGGATAAGCATAAGCGAATGGAAATCAAAGAACATGTTGCAAATAAAAACGTATGCAGCCGAAAACGGATTGAAACTAAGAGAAATCATGTATTTCGGCCAGTATCTAGAAATCGGGATAGCTTTGATGTATTTCGCAAACAATAAAGAATTGACAGAGTGTGTAAAGAGTCAGATTGGTAACTTAAATTCAAAAAATATGAATGAGATACAGGTTTTACAGAGAACAACTTTATTAGGTAAAGAACTTACCGTTTACGGCAATGCAGAGAATCCGTTGTTTCTTGCTAAAGATGTAGCAGAGTGGATTGAATACGATGTAAGCAGCCTTAATAAACTCGTAAATACAGTAGACGAAGATGAAAGGCTGGTCGGAACATTATTCCGGTCAGGTCAGAACCGTCAAGTCTGGATGCTGACAGAGAGCGGTTTATATGAAGTCCTGATGCAAAGCCGCAAGCCAATAGCCAAACAGTTCAAGAAAGGCGTAAAAGCCATACTGAAAGAAATCCGAACTAAAGGCGGTTATATGGCAGTAAAATCAGATGATACGCCAGAAGAAATCATGGCAAAAGCCATCCTGTTAGCAAACTCAACCATCGAAAGGCAGAAAGAACGAATATCTGTACTTGAAACCGAAAAGAATCTGGTAGAAGAACAGAACAGACTGATGGCGCCAAAAGCTGCCTACTTCGACAATGTCCTTCAAAGCGAAGGATTGATAACAACAAATATCATAGCCAACGAACTTGGCATGAGTGCCAAAAAGCTGTACAAGATATTAAAAGATTTAGGCGTATTGTACAACCAGAATGGGGTTTACATGCTTTATGCCAAATACAGGGGATTAGGTTATGACAAGTACAGGACACACACCTATACAAGTGATACCACTGGTATGCAGGTTGCAAAGCAATACTTGTGTTGGACGCAACTTGGTAGAAAGTTTATACTTGATTTAGTAAACAGTAAATCGGCAGCTTAAAAACCGTTCATACACACGTCATTAAGTTGGCGTGTGTATAAAATGAAACAATTGGCATATTGTTTCGTATGTACTAGCAATTTATTCTGTTTTGAGGTAAGTATATACTATTTTTGAATAGTAAAATATTAATAATCAAATGAAAACAATCAAATATAATGGCCAAGAAGTAGAAGCCTACTCGCTGATAATGACGAAGGCTAATGCTTTGGATATTCTCAATGGCAAGAAAGTTATAGAAGCTCGTAAGCTAAGTTCTAAATACGAAAAGATGTTTACAAATTTCAAGCAACTTGAAGAAAACGAGAGATTGAGAAAAGAAGGACGTGAAAATGAGTGCCAGCCTATTCTGCGTACTGATATAGAAGCAATTCATTTTTATAGCACAGGTGCCCCGTGGTTTCTTGATGTGGCGATAGATGAAATCGGTATTGGCGAGGTTACTGAAGAAGGTATAAAGTTCATGCAAGAAGAATTTGGCTTTCATGAGTTTGATGAGCAGTTAGAAGAGTTCAAGAAGAATCCACCCGAAGAAACGCCGTTATTCTACTACTTGCATATTTGTGAAATAATCAATCATGATGGATTGAAATAAAAAAGGTCAAGCCGCTTTATGCGGCTTTGTCTGCATATAGGTAAAAGATTGTGTAACTTAAAAAAAGTGATTATGGCAGAAGTTTATGCAACAGCTTCAGACGGTAGAACGTACCGAACAAGAGCTGATTATGAAGCTGGACGTTTTCAATCAATGGGCACAAACGCTGCTCAGAGAGCGAGAATCAACAGAGCAGTTGGCGGTAGAGTTGTTTAATCATGAAGAAGGCTATAAGCATAATTAAACAAGTCTCAGAGCTGACAGATAGGGTTATATTGTTTCACTCAGCATCGGGTAAGGACAGTATAGCCCTTTTAGATCTTATGCACCCCTATTTCAAAGAGATAGTATGTGTTTACATGTATGTAGTCAAGGACTTGCAGCATATTAACAGATACATCAACTACACCTGCAAGAAATATGGTAATGTGAAGTTCATACAAGTGCCTCACTTTGCGGTATATTCATATCGTAAGAGTGGTTACATGGGTTGTATAAAGAACGAAAAGCAGAGGCAGTACAGTATGGCGCAGCTTACAGAGATAGTCAGAGAAAAATATCATATAGACTGGGCATTTTTCGGGTTCAAACAATCCGACTCAATGAACAGACGGTTGATGCTAAGGACGTACAAAGATGAAGCTATCAATGAAGCGCAAAAGAAATGTTATCCCCTATCAGCTTACAAGAATGTTGATATTCTGAACTATATCGAAAAGAAAAGTCTTATAAAGCCGGAGAAATACGGTAACAGCCAGTCGGCAGGAACGAATATAAGCGATATGAACTATCTTTTGTGGCTCAGAAGTAATTTCCCGGCAGACTTGAAAAAGATTATAGAGGAATACCCTATGGTAGAACGATTGTTGTTTGAGCATGATTATGAAGGAACTGAAACAAAGTGAGACAAGAATAATAAAACGTTCGCAGATAAATCTGAATCCGATAAACCCTAAGAGGCATTCGGATGAACGTATTAGACTGCAAAAGAAAAACCTGCAAAAAGTCGGTTTTCTTGGTGGTATTGTATGGAATGAATTAAGCGGAAACCTAATAGATGGGCACAGGCGTATCAAGGCTATGGATATGTATTACAAATACGATGGTACTTCTGATACAGACTATAAGGTAAAAGTGGAGGTTGTGAACCTTGACGAAAAAAAAGAAAAGGAACAGCTTACTTATATGGCAGTAGGAAACACCAAGCCTGATTTAGATTTGCTCGCGAGTTATTTGCCTGATATAGACTATTCCGAAGTCGGGTTGAGTCCTGATGAGTTGAATGATATACTTGCGATAAGTGAAGTTGATGCCAATTCCTTATCAGAGTCATTAGATGACTTGTTATTGCCAACAGACTTCGATAGTATAAAAAATCCTATTCCTGAAGATGCTGCACTGCCATATGAAGAGAAGAAAGAACACATGAAAGCGGTAAAGCAACAAGTAAAAGAATCTGCATTTCAGCACAGGCAGGATGAAGATGCTTATATAATACTTTCATTTTCTTCTTTTGAGACAAAATCAGATTTTTGTGATTTGTTGGGTATCAGTACGGATGAAAAATTTGCCAAAGGAGAAGAGGTTTTGAAATTGATTGAGTAATCAAAATAAACAGATACGCGCGCATGGGAAAGAAGCCAGACATATCGAAATTCAGAGAGGTCCTTCATAAAACAGGTGGAAATCTCTCTAAAGTTGCTGCTGTATTCAATGTAACCCGAAAAACCGTGTATGATTGGGCCAGAACAGACTGCCAGTTCAAAGATGCTATCACCGACGAAAGAGGTTCTCTGGTAGATGAATGCCTTGTATCTGCACGTGTACTTGCGCTTGGTATCCCTGAGAAAGATGAAAATGGGAACTTTATCGGATGGCGTGAACGTCCAGATGGGTATATGATTCGCTATTTACTTTCCACATTAGGAAGAAAAGAAGATTTTGGAGACCGAGAAGACGAAGACGCAGATATACCAAAGGATATTGACCACGGAATTTCTATTGACTCATGGATTAAAGACAAACTGAAATGATTGTACCCCAAACGATATATCATCCGCTATATACCGATAGCGAGAAGTTTATCATTCTCATTACCGGTGGTCGTGGTTCGGGGAAGTCTTTCAATGCTTCCACCTTCATAGAGAGATTGACATTCGAAATGACTCCCACAGAGAAGATTGTCCATCAGATTCTTTATACCCGTTATACGATGGTGTCAGCCGGCATGTCTATCATTCCAGAGATGATGGAAAAGATAGATTTGGATGGAACAACGAAGTATTTCAAGACCACCAAAACCGATATTGTAAACCGGATGACCGGCAGTCGTATCATGTTCCGTGGTATCAAGACTTCTTCCGGGAATCAGACCGCTAAACTAAAATCTATTCAGGGTATCACCACCTTTGTCTGTGATGAAGCAGAGGAATGGACCAGTGAGGAAGAGTTTGACAAGATTATGCTCTCCATCCGTAAAAAGGGAATCCAGAACCGGATTATCATCATCATGAATCCATGCGATTCAAACCATTTCATCTACAAGAAATACATCGAGAATACTCACCGGCTGGTGGAGATTGACGGCGTTCAGGTGCAAATTTCCACCCATCCGAATGTACTTCATATCCATACGACTTACTTCGACAATATAGAGAACCTTTCTCCTGAGTTCCTGAGAGAAGTCAAGGAAATGAAAGAGAAGAATCCGGAGAAGTACGCTCATGTGGTTATCGGTCGATGGGCGGACGTGGCCGAAGGTGCCGTGTTCAAGAAATGGGGTATTGTGGACGAGTTCCCCATGTGGTGCAAGAAAGTGGCTATTGGACAGGACTTTGGTTATACCAATGACCCATCGGCTTCTATCCGGTGTGGAATCATTGACAATGCGCTTTATCTGGATGAAGTGGATTATAGAACTGGATTACTTTCTGGGGATATTATAAAGACGCTACGCCCGTGGAATTTGAGAGTGATTGCCGACAGTGCGGACCCGCGACTCATCCAGGAGATTCATAACGGAGGGATTAAAATATACGCGGTAGAGAAAGGGCAAGGTTCTGTCAATGCCGGTATTGACAAGATGCAGGGAATGGAAATATTCATCACCAAGCGTTCTTATAACCTGCAGAGGGAGTTCAGAAACTATGTATGGGCAAAGGATAAGGATGGAAACTACATCAACGAACCTGAAGACCACGATAACCACGGTATTGACGCTGCACGCTACTATGTGCTGGGAGAACTTCTCGGTAGAATTATGAAACCCAAAGACGTTTCAGGAATATTTGGACATTAAACTTTGAGATATGACTATAGAAGAAATTTTAGCTATGCCGGAAGTAGAGAGAAAAATCTACTATCTGAAAAAAGGACGAAAGACCGAGCAACCAAACGCTCACGCTCTTTACAACGACTGGAATCCGAACAAGCACGAGATAGTGATAGATGAAGAGAAATACCCGAAAATCAAAATCACTACCCAGCCTGAGAAACGGATTACAGACCCGACAACCAGGAAAGAATATGTTGAGCCGGCGGTCAGGAAAGAAGTTGACCCAAACAGGATTGCTCTTCCTATCGAGCAGGACATCGTGAACATTCAGACTGCCTTCACCGTTGGAACAGAACCGGTCCTTGATTGCCAGCCGGACCAGTCGGAAGAAAGCCTTCTTTCCACATTGAAGCAGGTGTTCAAGAAAAACAAGTTGAAATACCAGAACAAGAAAGTAGTCCGGGCATGGCTGGCCGAGCAGGAAGTGGCCGAATACTGGTATGTGGTGAAGGATGACGGCTTCTGGGCAAAGCTCAAACGAAAGATTTCAGGAATCTTCGGCAAATCAAAACCTGAATACCGTCTGAAGAGTGCCATCTGGTCTCCGTTCCGTGGCGACAAGCTCTATCCCTTCTTCAATGATCAGGGGGATTTGGTAGCCCTATCCCGTGAGTACAAGAAGAAAGACCTGAACGATGTAGAGATTACATGTTTCATGACCATTACCAAGGACATGGTTTATCAGTGGGAACTGACAAGCAACTGGACTGACAAAGGCTCATTTGCACATGGATTCAAGAAGATGCCGGTGATTTATATGTACCGTCCGGAAGCGTACTGTGAAAAGATAAAGAGCCTCCGTGTAAGACTGGAGAAGCTTCTCTCAAACTATGCAGACTGTATCGACTACCACTTCTTCCCTATCCTCATGCTTTTTGGTAACGTGGAGAATTTCTCAGGTGAGTTCAAGAACCGTGTTGTCGAGTTGACCGGCCAGGGAGCAAATGCCCAGTATCTTACCTGGTCACAGGTACCTGATACTGTCAAGTTCGAGGTAGAAACCTTGCTGAGCCAGATATATGGACTGACCAATACACCCAGAATCTCTTTTGACTCCCTGAAAGGTACAGGAAACGCCGTTTCCGGTGTGACTTTCGATTATGTGTTTATGTCCACCCACCTTAACGTAGAAAATCTGAACGAGATCGTCGGCGAGTTCATGCAACGACGTGTAAATTTCCTTGTCTCCGCGTTGGGTTCCGTGAATTCCACCCTTGAAGAAGCCTCCGAGACTATTGACGTGGATGTGCAGATGCAGCCATATAAACTGGAGGACATCAAAGACAAGATAGACACAGCTATCAAGGCCAAGGACGGTGAAATCTGGTCGCAACAGCGGGCCATCACCTTCGTGGGGAACGTGGATGCAGTTATGGATGAGATTGAAGCCATCAAGGAAGAGCAATCTGAGAAACAGAAGAACGACATCGAGAAGCAGAAACAGCTTTCCTCTCTTAAAAGTTCCAGCAGTAAATCTGAAGAATAGAACAACCCAGTCAGAATATTTACGGGGATAATACAAAACAGAATGATATAAATCTAAAATATTTACCAATTGAGTAGCGGTATCTTTCGAGGTATCGCTATTTTCTTTATCATAGTAAAAACATGAATACTTCTTTGTAATTATTCGTTATTTTACTATATTTGCATCGTAATTAAGTCTTAAACGCTATGAGCTACAAATCAGTTAAAGACGTTGTAACGCTGCTTACTGAAAATGGCTTTTGGTTCGTGAGGCAGAAAGGCAGTCACATGGTTTACACTGATGGTAGCCATGTAGTGATTGTCCCAGACCACGGCAAGAAAGGCGTTGAGAAAGGCACTTATTACAACATTCTGAGGCAAGCGGGGCTAAAATAGCCCCCGCCTCTTTTGTTTAACGATAAAAAGGAGGTCAGTATGAAAATCGTAGAAGTGATTGTAGAACATGCTGGAAATAATCTTAGTGCCTATATTGAAGGTGCTCCGGTGATTACTGTCGGTAACGACGTGAAGGAAATCGAAAAGAACATGAAGGAGGCTGTTGAACTTTACTTGGATTCATGTAATGAAATGAACATCGCTCCAGTGGAAATTTTGCAGGGAGAGTTCACATTGAAGTTCAAGATAGATGCTGCCACCTTCATCAACTATTACAGCAGTATCTTTACCAAAGCTGCTTTGAGCCGGATAACCGGAATCAATGAACGCCAGTTGTGGCATTATGCGGCTGGAGTACACAAACCACGTAAACAGCAGTTGGAGAAGATTCAGAAAGGTATTAATGCTCTGACAGAAGAACTGTCTGCTATAAATTTGTTGTGATTTTATGTCTGAGCTAATTTCTAAAATATGGAATTTCCTTGAAAATAAAAGAATTTCAGTCCCAAGAAAAATATCCATCACTATACTGATAATATTATCAATATTGTTTGTTGATAATATTGTAGGATTTTCTTACTTATACATAAATTCTCAAGAACTTGATTATTTATTAAAAATTGAAAAAACAAAAGTAGCATTAAAGCAAGATACAATAACTTGTAAGTTACTTGATGAAATGAAATATGATTTTATTAATAGGAAAACAGTAGTAGAGCAATTTCTTGAATTATTTGATAATCAGTCTACATTAGAAGATAAGATTTCTAATAATATGCAAGAAATCGATAGGAAAAATATCCAAAGAAATCAAATTTTGCATACAGTATCTTCTTCTTTATTTTGGATTATATGGTTAATAATATTTTTGTTTATGCTTATAATATCTCCATTTGCTCCACCTGAAAATAAATGGGGTTTAATATTAGGAATGGTGATAGGGATTAGTGGAATGTCCATTTTAATTGGGGTAACACAATGGATGTTCGGGCTATTACCTATATTCTTTAATCGTCCGTGGATAAATTACACATTGCAGTTTATTTTAAATCTAATTCCGATATTTATTTTAACGCGTGGAAGTATAAGGAACAAATTGATAACTTAATAAATAATCAGTTTAGCGTGATTACTTAGGTAGTCACGCTTTCTTTTTGTCTAAAAACGAACATTCTCCCAATTGTTTCGTATCGTTAGCCTTAAAATTTCCCCTTCCCTTTCTCTATAAGTAAATTTACCGTATGAAATTATTAATCAAACTCATACGGTATGACAATCTTTGAACAAATCTTGGCAGGACTGCAACAGAAATTCGCTGGGGTGGACACTGCCACACTCACCCGTATCGCCACAAAGAAGGCAGAGGGTGTAACGGACGAAACGAAGGTGACCTCCATCGTTGAGGGTATCTCATTTCAGGACGTGATGCAAAACTATGGTGATTTCCGTGCAGGACAGGCGCAGACTTCCGCTGTTTCAAACTACGAGAAGAAGCATGGACTGAAAGACGGAAAACCAATCGAGAATCCGAAACCAGAACCACCGAAACCAAACGACCCTCCAAAGCCGCAGGAGACAGACATCGCAAAGATGATTGCCGATGGCATCGCCGCCGGTATCAAGCCGTTTGCCGACAAGCTGGCCAAAATGGAGAAAAATGAAGCGCAGGCGCAGCGCAATTCTCAGATTTCAGTAGTGGCGAAGAAGTACGGTATTCCCGAATTTATGCTGAAAGACCGCAACATTCCCGAAAACACCGACTTGGACACTTATTTCAAGGACATGAAGCAGGATATGTCTAACAACGGTTTTCAGTTCTCCAAAGCTCCTGAAACTGCCGAACAGAAGCAGGAGAAGGAAGCGAGCGAGTTCGCCAAAATGATTGAGGCGGACACAAAATCTATTGTCGAACAACAAAACAAGTAATTTATGTCAGCAGGATTTAAGTACAACATTGAGCCTGAACCGTCCATCGAGGAACGCTATGATGTTTCTACCGGTGTAAGACGCAGAGGGTCTTACAAGCTGGATACGGCCAACCTTGTCGCTGGTTCGTTTCTTCCATCCTTCATACCGATTGCCGCCGACTTGGTGAAGAAGACCGCTCAGGTGGCTATCCGTGTAGAAATCTATGAAAAGTTTACCACCGGTTCCAATACCACATTGAAAATCAAGAAAAACTCTTTGGCTTATGTGGGTATGCATCTGGGTAATGGTTCTCATGGGGCTACCATCAACAGTATTGACAAATCAAACAAAGATTTCGATAAGTTGACGCTGTCTGCCGACTTTGGCGAAACATTGGAAGCTGGTATTGTACTCTATGAAGCTACAGCGGTAAGCGGCACAACTCCGAAAGTCATTGCTAACTCAGCCTTGTACGGAAGAGTACAAGTAGAAGAAGGAATTGTATTAGTTGCTCTTTTGATGCGAGCATTCGAGATTGAGCCTACCAAATTGGTTATGCCTTTCTCTGACATTGACAAGGCCAACATGCCGCATTTCCAGTTCAACGCTCCTGACGTTACTCAAAGTGGAAAGGCTGTAGTTGCCAAAGCGTCTTCCAGTCAAGATGGCTTGATGAGTAAAGAAGACAAAGCTAAATTGGATGGTATCGCATCCCAAGCCAACAAATTCACTTTGTCTGCAGCAACATCTTCTGCTCTCGGAGGTGTAAAGCAGGGTGTTAAAGTGGATGATGCTACTGGGCAGGAAGATGCACATACAAAATTGAATGCCCTTCTGGCATCTTTGAGAACAGCAGGTGTAATTGCAAGCAAATAAAGAAAGGAGGTAAAACATGATGCTAACTATTCATACTCTGTTTAATGACCCCAATATCGTAAACGCCGTTATCCAGCGCGTCCTTCAGACTCGTAAGGATACAATCTACTGGCAGCAGTATCTTGATTTCCGTAGAACGACTACCCGTGTATTCAAGGACTACATCGGTCAGGTTACTGGAGTGATGGCCGGTTCTATTAACTCACGATACGGCGAGAAGCCTATCCGTGAACGCCGGAATATCGGTTCAGGATATGGTGAAATCGCTTATCTTGGCGATGCTTACCAGATTTCCATTGACCGCCTGTCCGAACTTCAGGACTTGATTGACAAGTTTAACGCAGCTAAACCTGCTGACCAGGTAGCAGCCATGCAGGAAATCGTGAATTTCATCTATGACGATTACCGCCAGGTACTTTTGGCAGCTCACAAGCGCATGGATATTATCGTAGGTTCACTTCTGATGACCGGAGAAGCAGCTGTTAAGAACAAGGACGACAATGCCGGAGGCGTTGACCTTCTCAACATTGAATTGCCGTTCAAGTTCATCAAGCCTGATACTGGTGCGAAGACGAACTTCATCACCTATTTGCAGCAGCAGATTAATGCACTGAAAGCGGACTACGGTAATTTCCAGAAGATGATTATGTCACGAGGAACTTTCGTGAAGAATATCATCGGGTCGGCTGAGTTTGGTGACAAGTTCAAGATGCAGCTTACAGGAAATGAGATGTATCTTTCAACTGGTTTGATTACATCTCAACTGGCTTCCCAAGTATTCACTGGCATCGGGCTTCCGGCCATTGAAATCAAGGAAGATTACGTGAAAGACCAGACCGGGAAGAACGTGCAGATTTATGCAGACGACCGTATCACCTTGCTTCCGCAGGATAAGGTCGGTTATATGCGTTTCCACACTCCGTACGAAGCAGTGGACGGCGTACCGGGACGTAACTACACCCAGGCAGACGGTGATATGCTTATTTCCGGTTACAAGGACAAGAACGGTCGTTATTTGGAATACACTGCAGAGTGGATTCCTCAGATTACGAACCCGAATCTGATTGTGAACTTTGATTTGTCAACCATGAACGCATGACAGTAAACGACTACATATCACAGAAGTTTCAGACCTTCGGCATCAACTTGTCGGAGGCTGACCTTTTGGAGATAAGTTTGTCTTCAGAAGTAAGCGGAGAGGATGAGATGGGCCCGTCAAACATCGGACTTGTTTCGGTGTCTATGGCGAAGTTTATCCCCTCTCTTCTACTTCGTGCTACTTCCATCAGCGAGAACGGTTTCTCTATGTCCTGGGACACCAAAGGCTTGAAGGAATACTACTCATTCTTGTGCAAGAAGTATGGCCTTGAAGACACACTGTCAGATAAACCTAAAGTCAGATTCCTATGATATTCGCGCCACATATATTACAAATCAAGGTTACTACTCCAATGGAAACAGACGAGTTCGGCCGGCCTATTCCCGGAACCGGTGGAGAAAGCTGGCAGGACGTATGTAAGTGCCGGTGTGATGATAACTCCACCAAGGAGTTTACTTCGGAGAACGGCGAGGTGTACCGACCGAACTATCACATAGTCTGTGAAAAGAAAACCTCCCTGAAGGCTGGCGATGAAGTCAGATGTATGGATGGCGATAATACCAGGGGAACTGGCAAGGTTTATACGGTAAAAAATACTAACTATTTTGGTTACTCAGAGATATGGCTGTAAAGTTTGATTTTTCGGACGTGGACAGCTTTTTCGACCAAGGTTATGCCGAGGTGAAATCTGTTGAAGATAAAGTTGGCAAGGAAGCTGTCGATTACGCTGTGAAGAACGGAAGTTACCAGAACCGGACCGGAACGCTCCGTAAGTCAAACAAATACTCAGTTCAGGATGATGGACTGGAGTTAAGGAATGAAGCTGAATATGCTTCGTTCGTTGAATCCAAAGGTTACGAAGTCTTGACTGGTGCAGCCATATATGCTGAGAGACGATTAAAGGAGGAAATCAAATGAAACGAATATTCAAGTATGAACTGATGGTCGCAGACCACTCAAAATTATGTCTGCCTATCGGAGCAAGAATATTATCTATTCAAGCACAACGGAATGCAATTTGCTTGTGGGCAGTAGTAGATGAATGTCAAAAAGAATTGTGTTTAGTGGATATTTTTATGTATGCAACAGGACAAAATATATCTGATAAAGATTTGTCAGACAAAAGATTTGCAGGTACTGTTCAACTTGGAGAACTGGTTTTTCATGTATTCCTTCAGTATGATAATAATATTCAATATCTTATTGTATGATAGTAACTACTGACATAGCGAACATTCTCTACCGTGACTGCAAGTCTTGCGGGATTGATATCGTTCCCCATGGCAAGAAGCTGACAGGGGCGATAAAGTCCGAAAGGATTGTCATTCACGCCAAGAAGCAACAGCCGGGCACATACTGGAAGAAATCTTTCGTCGAGGTGAACATTTGTGTTCCCGATTTGAAGGAAGGCGAAGCCAATACCATCCGGCTGAACGAACTGGAGAAGCAGGCACAGGGATTGTTTGACGGTGTTACCGGTCGCTATGACGATACAACCTATCATTATTCTATCGAATCAATTGGAACGGAGGAGGACACTGCTTTAAAGTGTCACTATGTGAATGTAAGAATTTTGTTTGAAGTTTTAAATGTGAAATAATATGGCAGAAGCAAAGAAAGTCACAGCCGCGAATATCAAGAAGCTTTGGTATGGCGAAACAAGCGAGATTACCGCAGATTTGACAGGACAAGCCTTGCATACTCTTTTACAGGGTGAAGCATTGAAAGAAATCAAGAATATCCATCAGGATACATGGACGATTGAAGAAGCAGAAGCAAGTCGTACAAATTACAAGAACCAGCTCACGAATCAGACTTATCGAAGTGATAAGGAAATGGGTGATGTTACTGTAAACTTCACTATTGGAGAATACGACTATCCTACTAAGAAAGACCTTATGGGTGGTGATATTATTAACACTGATAAGGGTTGGAAACGAGCAAGAGGCAAGGTAAACATTGAGAAGTTACTTGTCGCTTTGACTGACGATGACCAGTATTGTGTGATTCCCCGTGCTGACATCGGTGCACGTGAAGCCACAACAGACAAGGCTGTCGGTATTCCTGTAAGTGCGGTGGAACTGGAACCACAAAATGCAGAAGTTGCACCGGAATACTGGTTTGACTCATCTGAAGTAACAGCAGGTGCTTAATGCCTATCCAATAGGTAGAGATTGAATTCCATAACAGGGGTGGGCTTTATGGCTTCACCCCTTAATTTTTATCTTTTATCAGAATGAATCAAGGAGCAAAAATAGTAACTGAATCCATTATCGGAAGTGATTTCAGAACGGTGTTTGTCGCTGGGAAAGCCTACACGGTCTACCCTCCTACTATCAACAAACTGGCCGGAGCAATCTCCCATTTGTCAGGTGTACAAGAAGCAGACAATTTGAAAGAAGTTCTTCTCTCCCTGGGAGAAAGTGAGGCCTACAGCAGGGCTCTTTCCTGGCTGATAGCTGGTGACGAAAACTTGAGTGAAGAGTTAGCCAAAGGAACATACGAAGAAAACGTAAATGCTTTAGATGAAGCACTCTCTATGATTGACTCAAAGGTTTTTCTCAAAGCTGTCAGCTTGGCGAGGAACGTAAGTCTACTGGCAGCGAAACCGAGGTTGTAGGCAATGAAACTCTCTTGGGGCAGATTGCATCGTTCATGGAAAATCTGCATCTGTCATACCGGGAAGTGGTCTATGAGATACCATACAGGAATTTAGTATTAATGCAGCGTGACAAGCTTCATACTGTAACCGGGACAAAAGTCACGAAGGTGAAAGGCAAGGATATGGCTTCACGCAGAAGAAGAAACAAGAAATAGATATGGCTCTATTAGAATGTTAAAAAGCAACAGAAACGTTACTTTTTTACGTTACAAAGCTTGCTTAATAGTAACGAAAATGTTACCTTTGCATTGTCAATTAAAAGTTCTTTGATTTATGAAGTTTTCAGAGTTTTACAAATTGATTGAGTCAGCAGGCTGGACAATCGAAAAGGGAAAGAAACATCACAAGTATGTTCATCCCGACTTTGACTACTTTATCCCTGTAGGCAGACATCCAGCCAAAGAGATACCTAAAGGTACTCTTGACAGCATGATGAAAAAGGCGGGGTTAAAGAAGTAAAAGAACAGCACCCACTTCGGTGGGTGCATTTAATTGACAAAACTTAAAATACACGATTATGAAGAAGATTCAGGCTATTATTGAAAAAGCAGATGATGGAGGAATTTCTATCTATTCTGAAGATGTAAACGGTGCGTATGGCTTTGGGCTTACAGAACAAGAAGCGAAAGAGGACTTTATTTCTGTTTTAGAGGAACAGGCAGAATATTACAAAGAAAAACATGGTGAATTTCCAAGTTGGTATAAAGCTGGCTATTCTGTGGAGTATGTGTATGACTTAAGTGGATTTTTTGAAGCGTTCCCTTTTATTAATGCAAGTAAGTTTGCAAAGGAAATAGGTATAAATGAATCTGTAATGCGAAAGTATAAAGGAAAGATAATTACAGCATCAGAAAAGCAAAGAGCTATCATACAATCAAAATACAATGAGATACTTAAAAGAATGGCAAATGTCAAGTTTTGATATTCCAGCCGTGAGGCTCTGATATAAATTAAAGAACAAATTGACAATCGGGCGCATCATAATGGTGCGCCTTTTTTGTTCTATTCCGAGATGGAGTCTAATTATTCAAAAATAGAAGTTAAATTACACGACAATTGCCAAGTTGTTTCGTTTTTTATTTCAAAAAGTCTGAATACTATTTGCTTATATCATAATTTTAAGCATTAATATTTAGATTTTTATTTATGGCAACACTCGTATTCCGTGTATCAAGTGACTGGGAACAGGTCGTAAAGCTAAGACAAGAATGTGAAAAGCTGGAAGCCCAACTCAAAAAGATGGACGTGAACAAATCTCCGGCAGCGGCAAAGGCTTTGGAAACCCAATTGGCATCTGCTCGCCAACAAATGATGGGGCTGGTAACCGAGGCGGCTAAAGTTGGAGCTACAATGGAGCGTGATTTCAAAAATGGAATTTACAGCGCTTCACAAACAGTAAACAACCTCTCTGCAAATATTACTTCACAAAGGGGTGTCATTAGGCAATTACAAAATGAGCTTACTTTATTGAAAGAGAAATACCGAGAAACTGTAAAGTCGGGTGGTAATACCAGCGGTATGTCGGAGCAGATAAAAGCTCAAACCGATAAGTTAAGGGAGCAGAAAGATATTTTGTTTGGACTTACTCAACAGCAGGCAGAAGCCCGTCTTTCAGTAAAGAGACTGAAGGATGAATATGCAGCTTTTAAGGAAGAAGCCGGCGAAACGGTCGAAGCAAATGAAAAGATGTCCGTTTCCTTAACCAAAGTACTTGGTGTAATAGGTGGAGTAACTGCCTTGAAAAACTTTGCCACAGAACTTGTCAATGTACGAGGACAATTCCAGCAGCTTGAAATTGCTTTTTCAACCATGCTGAAAAGTAAGGAAAAAGCAGATAAACTGATGTCGGAACTGGTGGATATTGCCGCAAAGACGCCCTTTGACCTTCAAGGGGTGGCATCATCTGCCAAGCAAATGATTGCTTATGGCTCGTCAGCCGAGAATGTGGGTGATGAGCTTGTAATGTTGGGGAATGTAGCCGCCGGTGTTGGCTCCCAGCTTAGTGAAATAGCCTATCTCTATGGCACATTAAGGACGCAAGGAAGGGCCTATGCTGTCGATATTCGTCAGTTTGCAGGACGTGGTATTCCCATCTACGAGGAACTGGCAAAAGTGCTTGGTGTGACAAAAGATGAAGTTTCCGGTTTAGTAAAGGAAGGCAAGGTAGGATTTAAAGAAGTAGAACAGGCCTTCAAAAATATGACTAGTGAATCAGGAATCTATTATAACCTGATGCAAGAACAGTCTAAGTCTCTTACAGGTCAGTTGAGTAACCTTGGAGATGCTTGGGATACAATGTTGAATGAGATTGGAAAAGATACTCAGGGAATTGCTTCTGCAGGTATTTCAGGATTGAAAGGTCTTATTGAGAACTATGAAACTGTTGGTAAGATTTTGATAGGACTGATTGCTACATACGGGACATATAAAACCGCTCTTATTGTAGTGCGAATAGCTCAGGATACATTAACGGCCAGAATGGAACTTGCAATACTGGTTACTAAAGCTCAAACGATAGCCCAAAAGGCTTTGAATACGGTTATGAAAGCTAACCCGTATGTACTGGTAGCTACGGTTCTTGCCGGGCTTGTTGCTACTATGTGGGCCTTTCATGACAGCACAACCGCATCGGAAAAGGCACAGCAAAAATTCAATGAAGAACAAAAGAATTTTGCGAATCAGGAAGAGGAACGCAAGAAAAAGATAGAAGAGCTGATACGCGTTATCCAAGATGAGACAGAAACAGAGTTTTCAAAGATAAAGGCCTATGAGGAACTGCAAAGGTATTCTCCTGCACTTTCTTCTGCTTATACCCGTGAACAACTGGCTGTACTCAATCTTGCAGAAGCAAATAAAGAACTGAATAAGGAACGAGACAAGAACAGTTATGAAAACATACTAAAGAATATACAACAATGGGAGGAGAAAATAAAATCATTAAATGCTTCTTTAAAAAATGCCGGGCAAGGTGCCCCATTAATTGCTTCACAAATAGAATCAGCAAAAGCAAATCTTAACAAGTGGAAATCAGCCTTGAGCGAATATAATCGACTGAAAAAGGAAACAGAGGAAAACTCGAAACCTGTTGAAGTCAAGCTGATGGAAGCAAGAAGTAATCGTGAGCAGATTATACGCGAATACAATATAGCAAGACAAATATTGCAGGAAGAGCAAGAAAAAATTAAGAATTTTCCTTTTGCAACAATTCCTATTGACGTTCAAATACGGTTCAATAATGCGCAAGCAGCGTTAAAAGGGATTGACGGCACCATATCTGGCCTGGAATCGCAAAGAGAAGCATCGGAAAAGACGTATCAGCAAGCATATAAAGAAGCAAAAGCTGTTTACGAAGCAAAATTAAAGGCCGTAGAGGATGCTAAAAAAGGCACTGAATCTGCTTATAAGAAAGCTGTAGAAGAGTTGGAAGCAGCAGAAAAATCATATAAATCGCTCGGTGGTGTAACAGGAGACACTCTGGCCAAACAAGAGAATAATGCGAAGAAAGATGCCGAGCGACAAAAGAAAGAGCAGCAACAGGTTGCAGAAGAACTCCTTCAGCTTCGCAGAACAAATCAGCAGGAAGAAATCAACCTGATGGAAGAAGGTTCTGAAAAGAAACGTAGACAGATTGAACTGGATTACCAGAAAGAGATTGATGCTTACAACAAGGCTAAAGCCAAATATGGTGAGATTGATGAAGTGAAAGTGATGAAATCCAATGCAGAATCAAAGCGTAATAAGTCTTTCTATGAAGTAGATATTGAATCGCTTCAAGCTGAAAAGGATGCACTAAATTCCTATCTTCAGGAATATGGCACGTTCCAACAGCGTAAGTATGCCATTGCACAAGAATATGCCGACAAGATAGCCAAAGCCCAAACAAATGCCGAAAAGATAAGGTTAGGGAAAGAACGGGACAGCAAACTTTCCGGTATCGAATCAAATGCTTTAAAGGCAAATATAGATTGGGTAACAGTGTTTGGTGAGTTCGGAGGAATGTTCTCCAATATGATTAAACCTGCTCTTGAAGATGCCAGGAAATACATGCAGACCGATGAGTTCAAAAACTCAGACGCGTCAAGCCAGCAAGCCATTGTTGATGCGGTTAATCAAATGGAAAAATCTCTTGGAGGTGCAGGAGGGTTGGATTTCAAGAAACTTGGTGATAATGTACAAGCATATCAAAATTCAGTTGTAAGTCTTAATCTTGCTAAGGAGCAGGAAGCGGATGCATTGGAGCGTCTTGTCACAGCTCAGGAAGAATATGAGAATGCGTTGAAAAACGGTACTGAAGAGCAGAAAAATGCAGCAAAGGAAGCATTGGCAAATGCACAGAGCAATGCTGATTTGGCATCTGCAAATGTACAAATGCAGTCAGAAAATGTTGAAAAGGCACAGAAAGGAATGTCTGAAACAGCCACTGCATTAAAAGCCAATATGGATAACGTGGTACAGGGATTGCAACAGATAACTTCCGGAGGACTCACAAATATCTACAATGGACTGATTCAAGCAGGAAAAGGAGTTGGTGGGGCTGCTGGAAAACTTGCTGATTCGCTTGAAAGCGTTCCCGTTGTCGGATGGATTCTTTCTATAATTGACATATTCAAGGATGGGATAAGTATAGTAATTAGCGGACTCCTTGACTCCGTATTCAGTGCTGTGTCTGGAATCATTGAAGATGTGCTGTCCGGAGATTTGTTCGTATCTATAGGAGAATCCTTAATGAAAGGTATTGGAAGCATTTTTGACGCTATTTCTTTCGGTGGATTCAGTAAACTTACTTCTATTGGGAGCAATGCCAAGGAGGTGCAGGAGGCTATAGACCGACTGACAGACAGAAATGAAGCACTTCAGGGAAGTATTGACGCACTGAATGACACCATAAAAGCCGGAAGAGGTGCAATATCAGTCAATGCTGCAAGGAAAGCCGTGAAGTATCAAGATGAGCAAAACGCAAACTATCTGAAAATAGCACAGGAACAAGCCCGTTATTCAGGAAACCATCATAGCTGGAATTATTACTGGGGAGGATTCACACAAAGCCAAATAAATGATTTCAGCAATCAAATAGGAAGGAACTGGAATGGAAGTCTTTGGGATCTTTCTCCTGAAGAAATGAAACTCTTGAAGGGGAATGTAGATATGTGGGCGCAGATACAGAATACTGGTAAGGGAGGTTATGGAGGTAGGCTGACTGAAAAGCTGGATGATTACATTGAGCAAGCCGGAAAAATTGAAGAACTGGAAACACAACTCAATGAATCACTCACTGGAATGACATTCGATTCGATGTATGACAGTTTCATTGATACGCTAATGGATATGGATGCATCTGCCGAAGATTTTGCCGACAACATGTCTGAATATTTCATGAGAGCCATGCTTTCAAACAAGATTGGAGAGTTGTACTATGACAGATTGAATGAATGGTATGAAGATTTTGCCAAAAGAATGGAGGATGGAACCCTTGATGATAATGAACTTAATTATTTACAAGGCAAATGGAATGGAATCGTGAGTGATGCTATCAAAGAACGCGATGATATTGCTTCCGCTGTAGGGTATGACAATAAAAAAGCGCAAGGACAGCAGTCAGCTTCCAGCCGTGGATTCGGTACGGAAATGACGCACGAGGATGCCGGGGAACTGAGCGGACGGTTTACAGCCGTATATGAGTCCAATCTTCGTATTGAGACGGCAGAACAGCAGCAAACGATAGCTATTACCGAACTGCGAGGCTCCATCGGTTCCTTGACTTCACAAGTGACCGGTCTGTACAACATTGCCGACGAGACACGTACTATCCTGGCCAATTCCTATTTGGAGTTACAGCAAATCAGAGAGAACACAGGCGAAATTGTCAAACCTATCAAACAAATGCAGGCCGACATTGCCGAAGTGAAACGTAATACAGCAAGACTATGACAGGAGATTTATTTATTAACGGGAAGGATGCCTGGAGCACATGGGGTGTCCGCATGGGTGACAGTTTTCTCGATGCTATCGACGGATTCAACCAGATGAAAGACTACATCGAAGATGAGAGCCGTCTGGAGCACGGGAAGCGAATAATAACCGACAATGCAAAAGTAGCATCGCGTGAAATCACTCTCCAGTTCACAATAGAAGGAGGCTCAGAAGGTGACTATCGGACAAAGAAGAAAGCCTTTCAGTCAGAACTGGAGAAGGGAGCCGTAAACATCAAAATCCCCGCTCTTGGGAGCGAAGTCTTCAAGCTGGTTTACCTGGGGAAAAGCATCTCTTACGGGTTAAGTATTGACAGGTGTTTCGGTAAGGTTTCAAGTAAGTTTTGCGAACCGAATCCCATGGACAGAAGCGAATAACAAACATTTCCTTTATTGTTTCAAATGGAAGTCCGGATTTTTAGGGCTTCCATTTGTTATTTATGAACTTTGGGGATATGATTGAAATTAAGGACATATCCGGAAAAACAAGGTTCTCTACCCCTATCAACAAAGGGGCGAAGGGAAAGTTTACACTGATGAAAGAGGACTACATCGTTCTCCCCTTTTCCGTGCCTGAACCTATATATTTTAAACTTGGTGACTATGTAGACCTTTCTGGGGTTCTGGATGATTCTCTGGGCGGATTACTTTCAAAAGTATATGAGGTAACTGACTTGCAGAAACCTTCTTTCAATGCTTCTACCGCTGGATATGATTATGAGCTGAAACTGGATGCTTACTACTGGAAGTGGAAAAACAAAATTTTCAAATACACTCCTGAACATGCTGGATATGAAGCGTCATGGTCTCTCACCGCAGCCCTTGATGTACAGCTTGGTGTGTTCTTACGTAACCTGAAAGCTTTGGGATATACCTATAAGGGAAAAGAATTCGTATTTGAAATAGATTCAACAGTAGAGAATAAGGCAGTTGCAATGACGTATGACAATATGAACCTGCTGGATGCCTTATTCTCAATGGCGGGTGAGGATAAGTGGAACTGTGATTGCTGGATAACGGACAACGTAATTCATTTTGGGCGAAACGAATTCGGTGATGCCGTCAAAATCGAGTTAGGGGTTGAAGCGTCTGCCATGACTCGCAGTGAGAGCAAAGGCACTTATGCCACCCGCATTTATGCATTCGGATCTACAAGAAACATACCTGAGAACTACCGTCCCATTGAAGAGCAGACGGTAGTAAACGGAGTTGTGCAAAGACGACTTATGCTTCCCGCTGGTACGCCATACATAGATGTGTATCCTGACATGAGCCAGGAAGAAGCAATTGAAGACATCGTGGTATTTGACGAGGTATATCCCCGACTTGAAAATACGATGTCAAGTGTATCTACGAGGACGGAAACCGTTACAAATGAAGACGGAGGTCAGGAAACCGTGACTTACTATCGCTATCGTGATACTGGCCTGAATTTCTCCAAGGACTACAGACTTCCGGGACAAGAGCTGACAATTATCTTTCAGTCCGGCAAAATGAATGGATTGGAGTTCGGTGTTATTTTTGACCCGGACAACAACGGAAGCCAGCTTTGGGAAATTGTCCGCAGCGAAGACTACGGACGTCCATTGCCGGATGATACCATATATCCTGAAAATGATGACAAGTATATCCTTTCCGGTTTTGATCCAAAGTTTGTTTCTGTACAAATGATTCCGGACGCGGAGCAGGAACTGAAAGAGAAGGCACAGAAGATAGCAGACCAGCGAAAAAAGGACGATGGTACATACTACACTACCCTCCGGTCAGAATGGGTTAATGAAGACAAGCTGAAACGCTTTTTCGAGTTCGGGCAAAAGATAAACCTGGTCAATAAAGCCTTTTTTGAGAATGGCCGTGAAAGCCGTGTTCTCGGATGGGAGTTTAACCTTGACATTCCATGGGATTCTCCGGTATATACTATTGGGGAAAGTATGCCCTACTCTCGCCTTAATGATGTGGAAGAGAAACTGGAGTCGATTACGTATAAAGGGCATACTTATGTTGGAGGCGGAGGAAGTAGCATATATGTGATTAAGACCAATGATTCTACTGCCCCATCGGACAGTAACGTATTTTCGGCAAAACGGTCACTTGCAACATTATTGAGAAAGGACAAGGAAGACCAGACAAACTATCTCATTAAGCTTCTTGGCGGTATCATATCTCCTTTCCTGGAATCAATTGACTTCGTGACTGGTATGATGGGTGCTGGTATGTCATTCTCTTCAGAAAAGGGCGGCGAGTCTGTCGGATGGATTGACAAACTGTACGTGCGCAAGAAAGCTATCTTCCAGTTACTTTCAATAATGGAGACCGAGCTGGCCGGAGCTTCCTTCATGTTCAACGCCAGCGGAGCACGGGCTACGATTACTAAGGTCGAGTTTATAGAAAAAAAGGGAATTCGTTTCAGGGATGGTAAAGAAGTCAAGTTCTCAGACGGGAAAAGAGGTTACTCATCTCCTGGAACTTATGGTTCTGTTTATCGCTGTTACTTCCTTGCAGATGATGGTGAGAAAGCCATAGAAAATCGTTTTAAGCCAGGGAATTTAGTACGCTCACAGTCCTTTAATATTAAGGAAGGCGCATATGACGGCGTATCCAATCACTATTGGTGGCGTCTGGTGGAAAATGTTGGTGATAACTGGATAGATGTATCCGTGAATCATTGTGACGAAGGAAGCGATATACCCAAAGTGGGTGACGTGATGGTACAACTTGGAGACATAGCCGACCCGGACTATCAGGCTGCAATCGTGTTGTCTGCATATGGAGATGGTGCGCCATATCTGACATTCTATCAGGGAATAAATTCTTATTCATTAAGCGAGAGAGACATACTTACGGCAAGGTATGACCGAGTTACGAAAGAATGCCGATTCCAAATCGGCCATGAAGGAAAGAATGGCTGTTTCCTTTATTCACCATCAAAGGGATTGCGTGTTGAAGGAATGATTGAAGTACTGGGCGGTAACGGTATGTCAAATTTTGACGATGCTTTGGACTTCGCCGAACAGGTGAATGACCGTATGGCCCAGTATATCGGATATGATGGATGGGAAAGCCTGGTTGGTGAAGCGCTGGCAGGTAGGACTATAATAAAAGGCGGGGTTATCAATACGGACTTGATAAATGCGGCTGTCATCATCACATCAGAATTGATTGCCGGTGCCATCAAAGCCAAGAAACTTGAAATTGGTGATGGGAAAAAAATCTATTCAACGATAGATACGGATGGAAGAGCGACATTTGTTGATGTTACAGCTATTGATGGATATTTTGAGGACGTGCTTATGCGCGGCTCCCTTAGAAGTCCATTTTCCAAGGTATCCGATTCATTTAACACGAACTACAATGATAACATCATTATTGAGGGTGGAGGTTCCTGGACAAAGGTATATTCAATACCAACAGGAAAAGAACAGATAGGAAGAAAGATTACCGTATGCTGCATTGGTACAGGAGAGGCGTCAATCTCATCAAGTAATGCAAAGTTCTACGAATATGGAAGAAGTTACAATGAGTTGATATTGAACAAGGAGATAGTTCAGCTGATTGGGTATGGGCTTGGTGATACTTTCTATGGATGGATTGTCACATGCAGAGAAGATTTGGATGTAAACTACGCAATGGGGCGTCCTGATAAGGTATTGGCCAGAGGTTATGTTGATTTAAGAGATGATTCAAAAAAGTATTACACATTCGATGGCAGTACATTGTCATTTACCAAAGTATCCAGCAAAGAATATAGAGTAACCATGCCAACCCAGTGGGGCACAGTTAAAGATGAATATATGGTAATGGTCACTCCGATGATGAGAGTCGGACTTTCATCCGGGACATATTACGTAAGCATCGAAAGTGATACGGAATTCTCCCTGAATTACATGGCATATGGTACCGGTCAGGGAGGTGCTTTCTTCTTTGAAGTAAAAAGAATGGGATTTTATTAGTTATGGACAAGGCAATTATAATCTATACAATGTTGGTAATATCATTAATAACTATAAATTAAAAACAATTATGGCAGCAGAAGAAGATTTTGTATTAAGCTTTACAGGTGAAGAAACTGACAATCTATTGAAACATACAGAAAGTATGAAGAATCAGACAACGGAAGAAGATGGTGAAACGGTACAGGTGTACGATACAAACGGCGTTCCGCATAAAGTGTCGAAAACGGAACTGCTGAAGAAGTCTACACTGGCTCTCCCAGCTTTGGAAGACATCTCCAGTTTTGTGGCCGTGAATGCCGCCGGAAATGCTATCGGATTGATGACAAAAGAGCAGGTTGCGTCAGTTCTGGCGGGACTTATTGGGATTAACAATACTTGGTTCAGGGATGGTGGTATTGTCATAAATCCGGATAATTGTTTGAATAATAGGGTATATATGATTAATATATCTCTAGGAACTATTAACTTCGATTTATTCACTTATGGGAATTTATTATATTTCAGTCAAGGTGAATATCACACGCAAATAGCAATGTCCATATATGACAATAAACGGTTTACCCGTATGTCTTCTAATGGTGGTAATTCATGGGGAGAGTGGAGAGAATTTTAATCATAGTTTAAATGGACTCGATTATAATATTAGGCCATATTGATTTTAATAAGCCCGTTGCCATCTTGTCCTTTAACAATAGATAGAGTAAACGAAGAGCTAATAATATATGCATATAAGTTATAACTAGCTGTAGACACTGTCCATGAGCCATCCGATAAGTTCTTTGTTCTCGAATATAATTTACCTGCATAATCGACAACAACCTGCATTTCTGTGTTAAGAGATGTGTATCTTACTGCATATCCTGATATGTAATTGGCGGTTGGGGTTATTTGATTGATATACCCTGACACAAACATTACAATCATGCGCGATGGGCTGGTAAGCCCATTATCCAAGTCACTTTTTGTAACTCCTTTCAGTAGAACCGCTCCCATCAGTTCCGCCAGTGCTAAATCTGCCTGGCGGGACTTATTGGGATTAATAGCACGGTAACAACAATACTTCAAGTTGGGGAATCCGTTGAAATAGGAGAAACTAACACGGCAAGTATATATTTACTTTCAATTCGTGCTAGTGCTAGTAATACGGAGTATCTAGCTACGTACATATTAGCATGGGCATCCGTATATGCTGCTGGTATAACTAAAATATCTGAATATAGCTACACAAGTAATGTTACGCTAGAGGTATCCAGAACCGGTACTGACAAATATAAAATTACATATAAGACTGGGAATGTATCTTCTGTCGAGCTGAAGTATTCTCTTCGGAAATTAATATTATAGTTGTTTCCATGATGTCCAACTATTATAATGCATTCTTATATATGCTAATCCATTATCTCCACCTGCACATAATTGCATACGAATCCATCCGTCACAAGAAAATGCAACTAATATGCCATAATTCACGGGCATATTGTCCTGTTGTGAGTCAAATTTATAAACTCCGTTATTTACGGTATTGGCATCACCTTCCAAATTTAATCCAATAGCACTCAGGAAACCTGATTTTGACATTAATCCATCATTTTTTAAAGTAGCCGTTCCAATAAGTTCCGCCAGGACTTATGGGTATGAATGAAAACAACTGAAATAAAGAAAGCTGTATTGAAAATTATTTGACTGGTAGAAATTGGGTAGAAAATAGTAACTAGCTTGCTTATTCTACCCGGCTTCTACCAACTTACTGACAAGGCGTGTCAGTCGATTTGAAACCTTTTATTCTTTGTTCGTTTTTATATCATTTACCTTCGCTGAAAAAGGATGGTAAATGAGTAGTTTTGTGTGTGAAATAGTAGTTACGCCCATGAGCGTGTTCCATTAAGTTGGGATGCGCTTGTGGGCATTTTTTGTTTAATCTAAAACCTTAGTAAGATGAAAAGATTCGTTTTCATGATGGTCGCACTGCTGATGTGCGTAGTGAGTGTTTTCGCGGAGACTTCCGTTAGTGTAGAACCTTCCGTTCCGGAGTTCCTGACCGGATTTGCCAGCTTCACCGGGCTTGTTACGGTCGTGGTTCCTGCTGTAGTAGGATTTATCGCTTCGAAGCTATCCAATCCTATGAATAAGTGGGTGACTATGTGGGTAACTGCTGTAGTTGGTGTAATCGTTACCTTCTTCAGTTGGTGGATGCATCTCGGTTTCCCTCCTGCAGATGCAAGCGTATGGGTTGTGGTGATTGATGCGTTATTTGTCGCCCTGGCATCTACTGGTATCGTGTCGGTTGTAACAAGTGAATGGCTGTCCAGGTTGTTCGGTGGTAAGGTAAATAAGGAGTGATGCAGAACCTTATAACCGTCATAGCCCCGCAGATTCTTGTTGCCGGGGCTTACTCCTTTGTAGGAGAGATAAGAAGCGTTGTCTTTGAGCTTCGCTGGATGCTGGTCTTCATTGTAGCCATGATTATAGCGGATTTTGTCCTTGGTATCATTGACAGCGTGGTCAAGCGAGGAGAGGATTTCCGCTTTTCCAGAGCAGGCCGCCGAACGATGTGCAAGTTCATCGAATATAATTCGTATTTAGTGTTGGGATTCGGTTTTGGTGTTGCTATTCTCCAGCCTGTAGGTATTTGTTCCTATACGACATCGTCAATGTGCGGACTGGGGATAGCTATTGTATTTGAATTTGATTCAATCATGGAACATGTATGTGAAATTCACGGAATCAAGAACAAGGTTTCCATTAAGCGCCTGCTGGTGGGCTACATTAAAAAGAAGTACACAACGGCTGGCGAAATTATCGAAAAAGTTACAAAGGATGAAGAAGACAGATAGACGCCTGATAGCGGAAATCATCTACTCCGTAATCATAATATTACTTATGACAATAAGTTTCATGACCTAGTTGATATGAGAAAGATAAGGATAGGGAAAGATATATACTTCACCTGGCAGATACTCACGAACAAGGAGCCTGTTCCACTGGAAGGAAGGGACTTGAAACTCATGCTGAAGAATCCTCTAGGCAGATTTCTCGATTTCCATTTTGAGATATACCAGGGAAACAAGCTGAAATTTACTTTTCATGGAACGGACCACAAACACCTTGGTACGTATTCGCTGACTTTGTGGGAGAACTATGGTAAGGAAGGACAGACTGCCGTTGACATGTGTGAGGCTTTCAGGCTTGTTGCAACAACTTGTGAAGAGGACAGCATAAGTGTCCCTAACCTTGAAATGGCCACCGTCAACCTTGGTGCTTCTTCCATTGACATATCAACCGGTGGAAGCATTCCCATTCCTGATGCGCCAAAAGACGGGAAGATATACGGCCGGAAGGATGGAGAATGGGAGGAGATAACAGAAGCAGTATGGAATGAAGAAACAAACAGTTAAAATCAGACTTTTATGGCAACAACAAAATTAAAATTCTACAGGGGCTTAAAGGCCCGTTATGATGCAGCGTCAAAACATCTGGATGCTATCTATTTTGCAACCGACACCAAAGAACTGTTGATGAACGGTGTGAATTATGGAGGAAGCGGTGTCACAGATGTCAGTTTTGACAAAGGCAGCAATAAACTTATCGTTACCAAATCATCAGGCAAGACCGAATATGATCTGACGGAACTCATCAGGTTCAAGACATCATTGCCAGACAGCCTTGCCACTCCTTCGAAACTGGGAGGTCTTCCGGCTGGGACAAAGGTCGAGACCTTGAAGACAAAGACGCTGAGCCAGATTTTCGAGGATATTCTCTTTGAGGAAATCCAGCCGACGGTACAGGCACCAAGTGCAACAATATCATTCAAGTCTCCTTTTACCGCCAACAAGATTCTGGAGGTTGGTGAAAGCGCACCTACCTCAGAACAGATTCAGACAGGATTTAACCGTGGTAATTGTACGGTTGTTGGCCAGGCAAACAAGAACCGTGCAGGAGAACTTATCTCCGATGACCAGTCTTTCATCTATGTAGGAAACAGTACAAGCAACAAGACATTGCCGACGAAAGTTACACTCGGTACGATGCAGTACAATTACCAGGCTCATCATGGCGCAGGTGACACCTTGCTCACTTCAAAAGGAAACAAGGCGACCGTGTCCCCTAATCCGCTTCCTGAAGGTACTGTGAAATCAGGTGCTGTCTACCTTTATGGTACCTATCCGTTTTACTGTAATGGTTCTTCAGCTTCTACCTCTGCCGGAGATACCAATTTCCCGTCTGCCGCAGCTCCAGATACAAAGCTTCCGCTGCAGAAATGGACTGATACATTAATTGGAGCGAAGTTTGCTTCTGAAGCAGCAACCGGAACCCGCCTTGAATTCTACTTCCCTTCAGAAAAGAATGTATCAAAAGTCGAGTTCTATAATACGGTGTCCGGAAAGTGGGAAGTCTTCGGAACGGACAAGTACACCGTATCTGATGCAGGAAACAAGACCGTACAAAGTGTTCAGATTGCATACAAGAAGCTGACAACGACAGGTGCCATGTCCGGTGCATTACAACTTCGCTTCACAGTTTCCGATGCCGGAAAAAAACTTGTAGACGAGCCGGACACATATAATGGCGAGGAAATTACGGATGAAGTGATAGCCATGCTTGCACGAAACAGCCGTGAAGTTCCCTTTGCCATGCCGATGAACAATGTCATGCCGATGGCTTCGACAACAGGAAACCGTCCTGCGGGTATTGCTTCCTTTGCCGTGAACTTTGAGCCTGGAGGACAGGCGCCACTGGATGCCCGTCAGCTTGTTCCAAACAAGACAGACCTTATTGCCGCAGCTACCTATTCAGGAAAGAATACTTATAACGGCATGTTGGTCGTTGTTGGAGATAACGGGGACGGCAAACCGGCTCTGTATGTCCTGAAGGACATGACAAAGATTACCCAGGCTGATTATGGCGGATGGATTCGTCTTGACGTTGGTGCACAGACACTCATCCAGATTATCAATGACCTCACAACGGGCGGGACTAATAAGGCACTTTCCGCCGAGCAGGGTAAAGTTCTGAAAGGTCTGGTTGACACACTGACAAACAAGGTCAACGCGCTTGGTGCCGTATATGTGCCAAAGGGTACTCTGGCAGACCTTAGTGCCCTGAAAGGGGTGGCTTCTGTATCGAAAGGCCACGTATATAACGTTACGGCAGAAGTTACCCTGAACGGCAAGAAATATCCGGCTGAAACGAACTTCGTCTACATCGGAGAAACGGCCAATCAGGCAAGTGTGGAAACCAACTGGGATTCCTTGGGTGGTACGGTCGATTTGACAGCGTATGCAAAGAAAGCTGACCTCGAAGGATTTCTTACCGAAGAGGATTTGGCTGGATATGCCAAGGCTGTAGATGTGGCGAACACCTATGCCACAAAAGCCGCACTGAGTGAGGCTATCGAAGGGCTTTCCTCCACTTATGCGACCAAGGCTGAACTGACCAGCTATGCAACGAACGAGACTCTGAAGCAGTATGCCACTAAACAGGATCTTGACGATGCGTTTGCATGGAATGAGGAAACCGAGTAATAACATGTGGGGGGCTTTGTATCGGAGCCCCCCATAAATCCCAATGACATGGCGAAAAAGAGATTCAACAATTATTTGAAATATGCCACCTTCAAGAAAGAACTGGAAGCCGGTAACATATTGCCTGATTCCGTTTCCTACATCAAGGAGATACGGGCTATCTATACCCATGGGGAATATTATGGCAATGGCTGCATATCCAGCGTGAATGCTGGTACGGGCGAGGTCAGTGCCGAGCTTCTTCCGAACGTGTTCCATGTGTTCGGAGAAGTATCCGTACTTAACGTCACATTTGGAAAAGGCTTTCCAGGCATCGCCAATGAGTACATGTTCCAGTTTTCAAGTGGTGTTACGCCTACCGTCCTGAATCTTCCTGAAGGTGTGAAATGGATAGGAAGCAGTGTTGTCAGGGCCAACAGGACGTATCAGGTAAGTATTCTTAATAATATAGCTGTGATGGGAGGTACTTTATGAGTTTGTTAAGACGCAGATTGCTTATACTGGCGGCCATGAATAATGGACTGCCTAATATGCCGGTTCGCTTTAAGACCGGCGAAAGGGCTGTATTCAGTGACGGGAAGCATGGATATTTTTCGATGGACAGAAGATTTGTTCGTGATAAGAACATGTCACGAATGTATTCCAAAGACGGGAAACGGATTAGCGTGCTGAAGAAAA